CCAAATACCACAGTCAAAATCCCATCCTCAAAATCAACTGATCTAACTTCCGTATCTTCAGAGATTGTCCAGACTCGTGTAAAACTCCGTTGAGCCAGACCTTTGTGAATATAAGTGGTTTCCGTCTCTTTATCTTCTTTTTTGCCTTCGACAAAGAGTTTACCATCTTGTGTGTAGACATTGACCTCCTTCTTTTTAAATCCAGCAAGTGCGATTTCAAGTTTTGCTGTTACATTATCTAGTTTGATATAATTGTATGGTGGATAATTCGATGAAGTTTCGTGAAGATTATAAAACTTATCGAAGAAATAATCATCATATCCAAGACCATATCTTTGAATTTTATCAAATAGATTTGGAAGGTCGGACGTGTTTAATTTCCAGGTAGTAAGATTTGTCATTGTTCTCCTTGTAAGCGAGTATAAAATATCAGACCCATAAGGCATCTGATATTATTATATATCAAAAAACAATAAAAAAGGGAGTGTGGAACTCCCTACAAAATCATTCGGTCTCTTCTACACGCTTTTTCTTGGAACCAATATTGTATTTGGTTTCAAGAATCCAATCACCTTTGTCCTTATATGAAAGAACTTTAATTTGATTGAGTGGTGCAATATCTTGAATTTTAGATACGTCAACAATTGTAATTAGACCCCAATCAGCAAGTAACTGAGCAATACGATTACGACGCTGAACGTCATTAACAGTAAGATTTGCGTGCTTACCATCAAGTGCAAATAATTCCTTAAAATGGACAAGATAATATCTACCTTGCTTATGCAGAATATGGCAAGACTGATAGATTTTCTTTTCTTTCCTTGATGCAACTCCGATGCGAGTCAAAGTTTCACGGACTTTCAAAAAATCATCAGGTTCGTTGAGAATTACCTCAACCATTTGCTCAACAGACCACTTTACTTCGGGTTCTTGAACGACACTCATTTTTTTCCTCCAGTTTCAAATTTCGATTTAATAAAATTAAGTTGTTCTTTAGTCAGAATTTTCAAAGCTTGTTGTGCCTTTTCATTACTATATCCATAGTATCGTTTGACATAATCAAGGTCTTTGATTTTATCCTTTCGGAGCCAGGGAGAAAATCTCTTCTTTTTCCTTAGACTATTTAGATAAAACGAATATTGCATATCATTATCTAGATGATGATTCATATTCATTTCATTGGAGAAAAGAATTGTATCAACAAATCCAGAAAGACATTTATTAATAATAAATGGCGGATATTCCTTCGATAGGTTAGGTTCTTCCTCAAGAAGATTTTTCTTTGTTTGATTAATTGAATTCAACCAGTCTTTCAGTTCCATAATTATCTAATAATTTGAATGTCGTCATCGTCTGTCCAAAGTTCGACCTTGTTTCTAAGTCTTCCCTCACTTTTCAATTTATCATACCTCTTAGTTGCTTTCTTTTTCCACCAAGAAATGATATTTTCAAGATAAAACTTATCCCAGTTTTGACCACGGATTAGAGTATCTTGTTCACCCAAGATAACTTCACGAACATTTTGATACCCATAATCAGAGATATAGAATCTCTTTTTTTGAGTTAGATTAAATGCTGCACCAATTACTTTATTAAACTCTTCAAGTTTTTGAGAGTCTTGAAGGGAGTTTCGGATAATTGAAATCATCTTCGTCTGCCTCTTCATTTTTTTGGAAGATGCTTTATTATCCGTCAGTGGTGTATTGTTATTGAGAACAGTAAATCGGTCGTGAAGACGATGAAAAACTTCATCATGAAGGAGAGGAAGAAACTTACTTTCGGTCAGACCCTTATATCTCATAAATGGTTTTAAACCATCATACTGAGAAGCATCCGTAGTTGAACCGTAAAGTGAAGTAGTTTCAAAAAGAGCAATATCATTTTCAAATACTTTATTAAGTGTCTCTCTTGCAAAATGTGAGCAGCACAATAATGCAAGGAGTTTCCCTCCAAGATAATTGTAACCGAAAGGTTGTGATGGGACAATTACAAATCCCATTACAGCATGACGGTTAAAGATTGATAGGTTTGGTGGTTGTCCCAACCAAAGATTCCTTGGTTTTGAATTAATCGTGGGCGACCCAAAACGAATAAATCCCACGACCTTTTTTGTATTCTTTTCGTAAATAATCCACCTAAGTTCTCTTCCAGGAATGTTACTCTCATTATTGTGAGAAGAAACTACCTTCAATAGATTATTATAATGTTCTTGTGGGAGAGAATTTTGAAATCTGTTACCAACAAATTTGATATCAAATTCCATATCCTGAGGATGAATATCTTCATTCAGAAATTCATCATGCATTGGGACAAGAAAATTGCTTTCCCCAATCACTTCCTTTTTCACATGACGCAGATAATCTTCAATATTTCCCATTTTAGAGAAATAATCTATAAATTCATCTGCAGCCCATTGGGCATCATACTCAGAAATAATCATATATTAGTTATCAAGAAAATGTAATTGTACCACCCTTTCCATACCAAGTAGCATCAGGAACATCATAGTTATAAAACACTGTCCATTTTAATGTTTCTAATGAAAAAGTTCCAGTGCTAACAACATCAATCCAAGTAGAATCTGCATCAATATCTAATGCAAGAGAAGGACACCAAAGATCAAAACTTACGCCAGTAGAAGGAAATTGTCCTGGATTAGTATTTCTCCAGGTAATGTATTTCCCAGCACCAACTCCACTATCATAAAGTTGGATATTAGTTGGCACAAATGAACTTACTCCCGGTTTAGATGAACTAATAGTAATTGATGTTGGAATTTCAACATTTACTGCATTAGAGGTATTTGTAACTTCAAATGTCCCACTTACAGAAGCAGAAATATCTGATGTAGAATTAGCAATATTCCAGTTAACTGTTGTCATTTTTTTCTAAGATATTTTTACTATTTAAACTCACATTCACACATAATTTCTGTCAGTGCAGCAAGTAGATTAATCTCTTGGTCTGCTACGAACGCACACTGATACTGATACTTAGCAATTACAAGAACAGCAGCAGGAATTGACTGAGGTTCAAGATAATCATAACAGGCATCATAAACCCTACGAAGAAGTTGTGATGCATCATTATCTAGGTTAGATACGACCCACTTACGAACTTCAGTAAAATTCTTTTCTTTGAGATTCTTAAGGAGTTCTTTTACAGAAACATCTGAGAAAGTTGCAAGAATACCAGAGTCAATCTTTCCACCAACAGAATACCTCTGACATTCATTAAGAACCCTACGAAAGTCGGGAAAGTGCTTGTTAATCAGTTCTACAAGAACCTTAGTATCATATTCAACCCCATTCTGCTCCAAGATTCCCTGAAGTCGTTTGAAAAACTTAGCAGCAAGAGATGCCTTCTCTTTACCTTTGATGGAGAAGTCAACTACAGCACAACGGGAGTGTAGTGGTTCAATAATCTTGTTCTTATAGTTGCAAGTAAAGATGAACCTACAGTTCTTGTAAAACTGTTCAATATTTGCTCGCAGAAGAAGTTGAACATCAGAGCCAGTGTTATCTGCCTCATCGATGATAATAACCTTATGCTTACTATCAGAAGTCAGAGAAACAGTAGATGCAAAGTTCTTTGCCTGATTGCGAACCGTGTCAAGGAAACGACCTTCATCAGAACCGTTAATCACATAGCAGTCAGCACCCAGTTCATTACAGAGTGCTTTTGCAACAGTTGTCTTACCGATACCAGGAGGACCAGATAGAAGAAGATTAGGAATCTCACCCCGTTCTACAAAGTCCTTGAATGTTTTTTTAGTTTGTTCTGGGAGAATACAATCCTCAATAGTTTGAGGACGAAAGCATTCTGTCCAGAGAAAGTCAGTGTTGTTCATAATATTCTTTCACATAATAAGGTGCTAAAGTCAAAGTGTTGAAGTGGGGACTTGGAATAATCCCCCTTTCAAGATTAAGTTCTTGTAAAAGACCCCATCGTTTGCGGTCTTCATTCCATACAAAAATACACACGTATTCTACACCAGATTCAAGCAATTCGACTGCTCTATGCTGAGATTCAGTCCAACTATCAAATTCTTGGTTTTGTACCTTATATTTCATACCCATTTAGGTTTTCTTTGCGGCATACGAAGATAATTAGATGCAACCCAAGGTTTGGACGCGATATACATCTTGTAAGCAGTAAAAGTGTCAATGCTTGTATCAAGTTTGTACTCATCAGGCATAGCACGGGCAAACGGTGTCACTTCAGTAATCTTACCTTTAGGGAAAAGGTAGTATGCGTGAAGAAGAGT